CACTCCACTAATCACAGTGCAGACAGACTTATCCACATTCTTCTGCATCTCTGTCTTCTTATTAATTATCTCACTGACCGTCAACGGGCTTGGCATTTTCTAGCTCCTATTCAATCAAATCTATCTTAAATCCACCAAAGTTTGCTTAATTTGATTTCTTTTTGGTGGACTTAGAAACTTCCAAATAAATCCTACTACTGCTTGCGCATCTTCAAAATTGTTAAAAGCCAATTTGTAGGTCCAACTTCCTCCTTTAGTATGGGGTCCATTTATATTACCAAGACCAAGAACGGCTTTTTGAAATCTTTCTAGAGGCTGAATATTATTTTGTGTTAAACTAACAATTAAATATTTATATTTTCTTCCATCTTTTTTATTATCCTTACTTATATGACAACTGCCTTCTCCATCGAAAAAACCAGCAGCCCAAGCTAATTCTGTTTGTATAAAATTCATATATTACTCAATTAGTGGTATCTGATATGGGTCAGACATTTCATTCTCTAACTTTGCTTCAAACTCTGCCACTTCTTGCGCGTCAATTCTTTTTTCCATCTCAGCAACGTCAGTAGGCGAGAGTCTCGTCAAATCTGGATGCTGATGGAAGAAAACTATAATAGCTATTGCGCGCCTCTCTAACGGGAGAAAATTACCCTTGTTATCTTGCATTACAAAGATAGGTTCATAAGTGTGATTCGCATCAACTATTCCGTATTCAGGCGGAAGATGCATACAACACTCTAATGCCCACCTATCTTTAGCAAAAGGATACTTCGGCACTGTAAACACACCAGTTTCAGTCCGAAGATAAATTGGGCCTGAGAAAACTTGTCTATCTTTGATAAACCTTTTTTCTGTCAGGCCCGTAGTCCACACTACCCGATATCGTGGTAAATCTGCCCAAGGAACATTACCATAGCTATCTTTCAGCCACCGATTGATTGTAATGTCCTCAGACATAACTTACTTCTTATCTGGCAACTTCGTTGACAGCGTTCCCGGTGCAGCAGTAAGTGTGAAAGTTTTAGCTGCTGATGTTACACCATCTGGATTCCGAACTGCTACTGGAATAGGCATTGCTACTTCAGCAGTAGACATATTCACACTAGTAGTCACTTCCGTGGGACTCACGAAAGTAGTAGGCTCATTACTTCCATTCCACACGATTACACTAGCGGGGTCAAATCCAGTTCCCATAACATGCAGAACAAAAGATGGACTCCCTAATGCAGCAGAGGAAGGATTGAGTGAGTTAACTACTGGCGGTGCCGATGCGACTGGAGGCTCAGGAGGTATCTTACCCCATTCTTGGTAAGTGAGAATCTTATCTTCCAGATTCTTGAGTAAACGATATACATCCTGATGGTGCGCCACAGCCACCCAATAGGGGTCGCCACCTGTTACTGGGATTTCGCCTATCGCGCGCCCAGCTAATGCAGCTTTTACTTCATCTGCACTCTTAACAATCTGAAACTGCAAATCTTTTTGCTCACTCTTCATGCGCTTTAGTTCAGCTTCCACTGGAAACTTAGGAGCTTCTGGCTCTTTAGGCTTCGATGGTTCCACTGGCTTTGTTGCTGGCACTGATGGCTTGATTGGATTAGGCAATCCACCAATAGGCTTCTGTCCAGCAGGAAGCTGAGTAGCCCCCGGATTTTCACCGGGAATAGTCTGACTTGGTAACTTTTCCCCGGTGACGAATTGATTTTTGTCAACCATGTTTTAAAAAATGGGGAGTTATTAGCTCCCCATCTCCTATCTTAGTAACCGGGATACCACATATTGCCATCGTAGGTCAACCGAAGCGGTCTTCCCACAACAGCGGTGAATGCCAACCCAACAGGCTTGTTAACATCCGTGGCTACTCCACCAGTCGCACCAGTGAATGCACCATCGGGGATGAAAATCAAATCACCCTGAAAGCCCGGATAGGGCAACGGAATGAGAGTGATTGCCAGTGCGCCCGATACGTGGTGAATTCGATGCGTGGGTGCTGGCATTAATCCAGCGGCTGACGCCAACACTGGTCCCACGATTGGCCCAGTAGCACTTCCAATATTTGCACCAATTTGTCCAAAATCTACGTTCGGCATTTCAATTCTCCTATGCTATATGACGGCTAGGCCAGCGTGTCTATTCCTACTTAAGCCCACTATCCCCGGTTCAAGCAGTTAGCCTGACTTCACTAACCTAGCCCGTCAACCCTTTTTGATTTTGATAATTAACCTGATGAGCCGCGCAATAAACAGCAGCTTTCTCATGTTAACTTACCAATTAGTAACCTGCTGGAACCGCAAGCCCGTCGATATAGCTGCACGCTGCGGGATTCTTCACGAAGAGATTGAAGCTGACTACCAGATAGAAAACCTGGCTAGTAGCAACTCCACCTGAAGGACCGCGCATCTCAAAGATACGGCGTCCATCTACTTCATAGAATCCTGCTGACTTCATCTCAGCGCGGCCCCAAAGCTCGTTGATGAGGAAGTCAATTCGTGTTTTATCCCACGAATAGGAAGTGCGAATCGGAGCGCCAGCAAGCTGCATGTTGTCATTGAAATACAAATCCAGCCCCTCTTGCTTAGGCTGTTTCTGTATGATGCTGACCATCTGACCCAGTTCCTCATAGGCTTGCTTCTGGCAGGGATGCATCCAAGCAATAGGCTTGAAATTGTTATCCATACCAACCCTGTCACCAATCTTATTGATGGCAAGTCTTCCGTGTGGCAGTGCGAGCGCGCCCGCAGCGTTCACCCTGTTAGCCACAACTTCCGGTGTGGTAGACCGGGGCAATCCCAGCCAGCTTCCTGAAGTAGAAGCACTAACATGATAGGGAACGCCATAAAGACCGACAGGCGTTGTTCCGGTAAGACCTTCCGGCAGAATCACGTCGCCCGCTGCGATACCCGCAGTAGCTGGAATCGTGAATGTCTTGTTAGCCAAGTCCAGTGCGCTAATCTTTACTGGACCGCCGGGAGTCTTGTTCACCGTCCGCGCTGCGTTATAGACGCTCACGCGCTGACCAAACCGCATGAGGCGCACACCATAACCATCAGTCGTGCAGGTAATGGTATCGTTGCCGCCAGCCGTCACGAATGACGTAACCGTCGCCAATACGCCAGTGCCCGCCGTCATGCACTGTGAATCGACTTGACGCCGAAACTCTTTCATCGACTTGGCAAGCAGTTCACGAAGATTCTGCAATACGGCCTTCCGCTTGTCATCAGTCGCCCACTCGGATTTCGTAGTCCACTGAATGCCATGCTTCATATTGACAGTGCTGATAACAGCCTTGTCATATGTTGGGCCATCGCCAACTCCCAAGTCTCCGTTCTCAGCGTCAAAGTAACCAAAGTATCCACCGGGACGCAATTCCAGAGGGATTCTCATATCCCTCGCTGAGACAACTTCAACTGGTGTCTTCTCGACTGAGCTATAGAAAACGTCATCCCTATCAAATAGGGTTGGCACTTTCGGCAGAACTCTTTCAAGTTCCGTCGCAACTACCATTGATTCTGTTTGCATTTCTAACTCCTAAGAATTTAGAATGTCCATGTCTGACATTCTTTTAGAATTTGCCTCTTTTGCTGTAATTGCTGACTTTCTGTTACTTCCAGTAGGACCGGGAACACTACGGTCAGCTCCAGCATTCTTCCCTAACTTATCCCGCTTAGTCGTATCTTCCTTCTTCTGTTGTGCCGTAATATCCGCGCGAACCTTCTGACGGATAGGTGGTATAATCGCTTTTGCACGCGAGAGATACGTTGTTCTTATACTCTCTTTAAGCTTACCACTATACCCATTAGCTGCCTCACGCCGCCACAACTCATTCATCCGTTGCATGTGTTGTTCGTCACCAGCTATTTTCTTGGTGACTTCACTAAATATCTTTTCGGTGATGAGTTTTCTTAGTCCCGGCCTAATGGAATTAGTCGGGTCCAATCCCTTCTCGATATCTTTATTTATTGATGCTTCGATATCATTCCAGATTTCAGTTCTTAAAGTATTAAACTTCGTCTGATAGAATTCCTGCTTTTCTTTACTAAGCTGCATTCTATCAGGGTCATCGGCAGGCGCGCGTTGCCTGCCCATTGGCTTAACTTCATCGCCAATATCATCATACTTCCCACCGAAGATAGCATGATGCACTACTTTAGCAGCAGCGACGATATTCTCATCTTTAGCATCTGCTCCGTCAACTAATACTGACCTCAATAAGTTTTTAATTATTGGGCTGGTAACATCTATGAAAAGCTGCTTATCTACTTTACGTAAGTCTGGCAGAAAATTACCAGCAAAATTCTCCAGAGCTTCAGCGTTAGATGTCTTCAGTTGTCCCAAAAACTCTTCAGCGTTCCCAGTGATAACTGCCATTCGCATCTCTTGATAAACTTCAGATGCACCTACGGCAGCTTTAGCATCCTCTATTGTTGGGAAGAGTTTAGTAAACTCCTGCTCCCTAAAGAATGCTTGCTTTAAACCCGGAAACTTTTTGAATAACTCTGGATATTCTTTCTTTATCGCAGAGTAAGAATGCCTGACTAAATCCTCTTCAGGTTCTTCATCTTCTTTAGCTTTTAATTTCTTATCAGCGTCTTCTTCGCTTTCCTCTTCGACTTCTTCATCAGGCTCTGCTTCGCCGTCTTCATCAGGGACAGCATCTGATTCTTCGTCAGCCTTCTTGGTCTTCTTTGGCAAGTCACCATCTGTTTCCTCTGACTCCCCAGCAGCAGGTTTAGTTTCTTTATATTCCTCTACACCCAGTAGGTCTAGGTCATTCTTAAAGTCATCTGCACCTTCACCGGGAACAGTAACTCCCAATGCTGGTTTATCTCCGGGTGTTTCAAAGAAGATTCTCATTAATTTATCCTATTCGACAGCCGTATCAGCATTACTTGGGCTAGGCTCTCCCGGCTGGGAGAAAGCATTACCCTCTCTCATCTTAATCATGTTATCCATGTGCGCTTTTCCGTGCGCCACAACTTTCATATACCCTTCGGGATTAGATTTCTTAGTAGCGATTCCAGTAGGCGATACAGCCCAACTTCTAGTCGTTTGGAGATGAACCATGTCATCATCCACACCAATCTCAGGAGTAACTTCCATCCCCTGTAAGATTTCAGAAATTTCCCCATACTGTTTATCGCGGTCGTCCTGTCCCGGTATATAGAATTCAGGCCACCCTAAGACGCGCGCGACATTCTGCGTGTTCTGTGGGTTAAAGACTGCCTGATTAATGGCATCATTGTTTAGAGTGATTAGCTCCATCAAGATACCTTTATATTGTGCAAAGCTGCTAGGCAACTCTTCATTAGCTTCTGGTTCAACTCTTCCCACTTTACCAGAAAGCTCAGCTTGCCTAATCCAAACATTCGTGAATCCAGTATATCCCTCTTTCTTCACGAACTTTTCATCATCCACTAATGCATCAATGTATAGTGGTATGGCCTTAGACATTATATTGGCCCACCAATGTTTCAACATTGACCATGTAGTATTTAATCTTTGTAGAGCCATCGCGCGGCTCTCAGAGTATTCTTTCGCAGTCTTACTTCCCCCCGTAGCAGGACCGCCATATATTGATGGGAAGCTACCCGTTACAAATTGCGCGTCTAGGTCAACTGCTTTACGAAATTCTTTCATTTCATCTGACATCATTGCTGGCTTGTCAGTATAAAATGCATCTGCTAGTCCGCGTCCCATTGGCATCTTGACGGGATATTTCATTCCGGGGCGTGCTTGTGATTTCTGGTATGCATCGAAATCTAAAACGCCAGTATCTACAAATGTTTCAGGGATTGAATGCTCAAACGTATCTAATGCTAAGTCAGTTATTTCATTTCTTATTTCCTGCAACGGAGCAAGTGGTTTCCCCATCGGGTCGGCGTGGATGAAATTAGAGAATGGATTATAAGTAACTTCCCAGTGTTCATCCAACTTCTCATTGCGCGCCTCTGCGATGTTATTCTTAAACTTTACAAAGTATACTCCATCAGGAAAATATTCTTTGAGCTTCTTAACGGATTCCAAGTCTAACACTTCGTAAGCCCACGGGCGATACCACGCGCATGTGGTCGTTACTAGATTAGTAGAATAGGCGTCATCTAAATTATTCCACGCGCGCACTTCCCTATCAAAATTCTGGCTGTCTGTCCCGCCCACAACTTTATCCCGCAGGTTCTCATACATTGCCTTGATGAGCGAAAAGTGCTGCTCAAATCGAAGTCTAATGTATGGCATATGCTCTTGGTGCCGCGCGTAGAATGGCATATGAGCATACATGGGACCGAAGACATCTATTATTGTGCGCGACTTTGCTTCTTTGGTGTAGCCTACAATTTGTGGGAATGTTTCATCTACTGTATTATCTTCCGGTTCTACTTCAGCACCGCAATTAGGGCAAGGCTCTAACTGGGGCATTTCTTCCATTCCCGGTAAAGGTGGCTGCATTCCACCCATTTCTGGCATAGGGGGAGGTGGTGCATTAGGTGGCTGCTGAAATGTCCCCGGTGTATTCATCGACTGGGGTGGTGCCCCCGCTGGTGTATTAGGTGGTGCTTCCGGATTAATTCCCGGCTGCGGTGGCTGCGCTCCCTGAGTCGCGCTCGCTGGTTTCTTATCCTGAAATTCACGTATATACCCCTGACAGACAGGGCAAGTGAGAGTGTGAGTAACAACACTAACATCATCGCCATACTCAGGGACATCCACTGTGCCATAATCATTCTTCTTTCTATTGTAGATATATGCGGCGCAGACTCCTTGATTAAATAGAATAAACAATGCTTTGATGAAAATCAAAATACCATTATTATGTCTTGAGATTAGTTCGCTTATCTTGCTGTATGCATTTGCAGTATTAATATCATCTACTTCATCTGCATCATCGGGAAGAAAGTTTACATTGGGTAATTTAATGGAAAGTGCAGCGATAATGGCTTCTCCGTGCGCGCGATAGATATTGATAATCTTATCATACATCGACGGGTCAAGATTATCTAAATCAATTCCTCTCCACTCTTCAGCATCGAAATCCCAAAAGATTCTTTGAATTCCCCCAAAATAATTCTCTAACTTCTTCCAGAATGAAAGCATGTTATTCCTCATGCCTTCATCTTCTTTAGCAAAGAAATCATCCAATGCAATTAGTGCCGCCTCTACTTCGGGCGGATAACCTGATGGCCCACGCTCCTGAGTTTCGGGTTGAGATTGTTCCTCAGTCCCTACTGACTCAGTGAGTTCCATATCGGGGAGGGGCTGACTTTCGGCGTCAGCTTCTTCCTGCATGGGGTCTTGCATTAAATCTTGCTCGAATAGGTCAGCCATTATTTATTTTCTTTTCTTCTTCGGCTAATCTCTTCTTGAGCTTTTCCTTACTAGCTTCCTGTAATCTAGTAATCTTAGTGCCTAGCCGCTCAACGCCACCAAAAGGCTTCATGTCAGTGTGGACCGATACCCGCACTTCACTACGGGGAGCTGCCCCGATAGAATTCAAAAATCTATCTTCTAGAAGTTTAGAGTGCTCGCGTTCAACTTCTAATTGGAAGTTCGCTTGATTCAGCAAGCCTAGTAAATCATTGCCTCTGTTACGCTCCGATAAAACTAATGCCTCTAATCTATTACATTCCCGACAGGCAAATAGATTTCTCAATTTATCTCCGACCAAAGCGACTAGGCCGCCTAACGCCAAAAACAGGTTTCTTATTCTTTGCGTCAAGGAATTCCATTTGGCGATAAAACTGAGTCTGGTCATTAGTTACTTCTAACTTATTCATTACTTTCTCTACGGCTTCGTCCCTGCTTCTATCTGCGCGCGCTTCACGTAAATAGTTATCACATATCTTGAGTAAGCCGCGCACTGAATCGTAGGGGTCATCTCCATCAAACTCAGCGACATCTTCCTTATTTGTTTCATCGTACACGCAGAGCGGTATGGTATTGATAAGCTCAGTGCATGAATCAAATATATAGAGCCGGGGAATATTCGTTTCTGGCTCAGGGTCTTTGAAGTGAGCTAAGTATTCATTTAGCTTCGCTTCCCCATAGAATCTATATATCTTATCTGCTAGTGTCTGGTCGAATTCCGACTTATCTAATCTAATTGTCTCCAATGGTTTCCATCTCAGGAAATCATGGAGTAACATCTTCCCACCGATTCTATCTCTTCCCGAACTAGCTGGTTCCATCCCAGCATACTTTTGGAACTGCTGCGCTAGTGTAAATTCTTCACCACGTTGTGCAAATGCTGAATGACACAGACCTACTCGCCTAACGTTTTCCCCAAAAGAAAGTTGTTTGAAGTCAGTTCCCCAATCAAATACTTTCTTACCTTTTTCTGAGTATTCCCGATAAACATATAGCTTACTATTTGGAGATAGTGCGCCCCAGTAACCAACAGTCGCTGCGGTAGTCCCCCAATCAAAATGAGCGAATCGCGGCCACCAATCGGGTATTCTTACTGGCTCCCCAACATGGATTGCATTCGCTGGCTCATCTGGAAATTTCTCACTACGAAATTCCCTAAAGACTTGCCCGCTAAATGTCCACCAATCTCCATGAATCTTTGCGCGCTTCTCAGCTTCCGGCAGCATCTCCATTCTTGCGAGATAGCCGGGGTCATTCTTTAGTAGAGTAGGATTATCAGTAGCATATGCTGGTATAAAGATTCTCTTATTAGTTACTTCCTTACCAGTAATATCTCTGACTTTCTCTTCTAATATCCGCCCACCTTCTTTATATGGTTCGATGAATCTTTTTCTAACCCACGAGTGACCAATATTCCCAGGGTTGCTAGCACTGCGGACGATAGCAGGTAAACTAGGGTCGCTGCTACGACACCTAGTAAGAACGAGATAAAGATATTGAAACTCTGTGAAGTGAGTAAGTTCGTCGAAAGCAACATAGTTATATTCAGCAGAATCGTAACTACGTATATCTTTCTCATGTTCAGCATGTCCAAAGATAAAGTATGCGCCCCACGGCCATGACCATCGTTTCTTTTGTTCATTATACTTCCCGCCTGTTAGTGGGAAATACTCTTGACTTCTTAGTATTATCTCTTTCTCTAAGTCTGGAAACGTGCGGCGCAGTAGAATTCCTTTAAAGCCGGGATGCTTATAGAACCCATGCACAATAGGAAACATCATTAGTGTTTCCGTCTTGCCTGGGCCTGCGGCTCCACCGAAGAAGCCTTCAAAGATAGAGAAGGGTAACTGAAGAAATTCTTCCTGCTTCGAGTGTGGACGCCATATCTTACCCGAATTACCCTTGATTTCTTCCATCACTTATTGCTATGGTTTGCGCGCGTTTGCTGCAATCATCGCATCTTCTAGTTCTTTCTGCTTTCGGAGGCGCGCGTTACGCCATCTTGTTTCTACTGCTGCTCTTGCAGTTTCAGGAGTTAATTTATAAGCCTTACCTTCCTCACGAAGTTTGGCTATACCCATCTTGGCTATCTTAGTTCGCTTGATTGGTGACTCCCTATCTAATGGCATGGCTTACTCCCTAAAGTTCCTTCATCTTCAGCTTTACTGCCTTAATGGTCGTATTACCCGTAACGCATTTAATGAATCCACCTTTAGGATTCAGTATAGCTCCAGTAGAGCCTACCCAATCTGAGTAGGCTCCCCCTAGAGTATTGCTGCGCTGAACTAACACACCAGCAGTAATTCTGCATGGTGCATTAATTAATGCATATTCTACTCCCTGAAGTATATTCCATACTGGTCCGGGAGAGATAGATGTTAGTGGCATTTACTGAATCGCTTCCCAATCTGTTGCAAGAATATCTGTCTGGGATGCCAGCCAAGGAACTAAATCTCCCTGCACTGTGTAGATATAGATATACGGCAAAGTCATCTTACTATTCTTATCTGGCACCTGCAATCCAAGCCACTGATTAGGTCCGTTCCAGCCTGCTCGCCTTACTTTATTACCATGAATCAATTGTTCTAATGCCCATCCAATATTATTCATGGAGTCACCGCCGGGCGATATCTCGCAACGCCATCCTCTATCTCAGTTTGATTCCACTGAGGTTGGTTAGCACCGCCGCCATCCCCAAGAATATCCCATCCCCTACCATCTGGCAACATGACGATATCTACAGCATAGCCACTGCACATATTCCCAGACGGCTTATCCAGTAGACCATAGCCATAATTACGCAAATCCCATGCGACATTCTTGGTGACTTCAAATGCACCACATGCGCCACTGAGATTCTTACCCTGCTTTAGTAATTTATCTTTCACGTAAGCTACATAGTCCGAAGTGGGCTGAGGTGCCATGCCGCCGCTGTCAGGTGGAGTTGTGGGGGGAACTTGAATATTAAGAGGGTCAAGAGACTCAACATTAAATGTCTCCCATCCCCCTGCTACTTCACGAAACTCTATCGTTCCGTTAGGTTGAATACTAAGATAGCCGTGGTCTGTCTTGATAGTAATCCTCATGCATTAGTCTCCTTAATCTAAAATTTTAACTGGTGCAGCAACCTGAACTGTTTCATAGTGGTTCTCTGTCTTCAAAGTAGGAGCGTATACCACTAAACGACAACCAGCTAGGGCATCTTCTTCCGCCCCCTTATGTTTAATCGGTGCGGTATGCTCTGCAACCCCGGCGAGGGCGCGCGCCATATTAGCCAAATCTTTAGGCTTCTCTTTAGCTAACTTTGATTCGTCTATTGAAAGTAGTGTAGAGGTGAGTTTCTTGAGAGCTAGTTGATGGGGTTCATCTAGCTTTTCATTTATGTTATTGACCAAGTTTGGGTCTTGGCCTTGTGCAGTAGAGTGCATTCCATTGGAAAGCTCATGCACATGATGGAGACTAACATTGTTATCTGCTGCTACTTCAGCGAGAGTCTTAATTTGAGCCTCTGCGCCGATATTTGCTCTATCTTCCTCACTAACATTTTTATCCCCAGGTCTACGCCCGCCGTTGTGAAGTGGAACTATTGCAGTCGTATCCGCTGGATGCTCTGGGAGTCTCATCCTAATAGTTTTACGAGTATCAGCGTCATTGATTGAACGCCGATTCGCTAGATTATTCGGTGACTCTAGTCTTTCTAAAGCTTCCGCTACAGATATTAACATATCCATTCCTAATATATAAATTTTATAGTTTGTGAGTGGGGGAGCGTCTTGCGAGAGGATTATAGCCGAAGATGGATTTTTTGTCAATTAATGTTAATTGGCGGGGAGTTATACTCAGCAACTTTTAGGCTGAATGTGGCTGGTCGGGATTGCCCCTGTGCGGCTCCTGAACGGGACGGGTCTGGTCGTCTGATAGGTGCGAGAAGGGGTCTAATCGTTGATTTAAAAGGGGATTGAGGGCAACAGGCCAGTCCACTATTCCGGCTTGGTTGCATCCTTATATAGAGGCTCCTAGCGGCTCTGGTGGGATAGGCGGGCGAAGCCCGCTATGGCTGTGTATGAGTGTGAAATTTATAAAAATTTTATAGGAAAAAAGGATTGTTATTTGATTGTATATATTCGATGAATTAAATTGCTAAGTATGATATAGCGAGTGTCTCTAAGCTTTTGGTCCGACCAAGGCGCGGGGGTTCCGACAATTCTGGGCATATGGGGTAGTTTAAATTACCGTCAGCTTTACCGGTAAAGTATTGGATATTTTCCCAGCACCATATGATTTTAATTTAACATTATTTATAGGCGCGCTCGCTTGTGAAATAAATCACAATTGCACAGAATACCCCAGTACTTTACCGGTAAAGCTATATGTTATTAAACTAACATTAACGAAATGCTAACAAAAACGTGAAACGCTTGACATTGGGTTTATGCTAGCTGTAAGCGCATTCAGCGCAACCCAACAGCTAGGGATTAGAAGCTGACAACGGAGAGATTTTAGATGGCTAGAACGAAACGCGTGCATACTTGCTTTCACTGCAAAACGTCTTTCACTTGGGAAAACACGACGGGCAGCATCCGTCAACACAACGTCGATGATGGCAGCGTGCATTACTGCAAAAATGGGCTGAGAACTACCGGCCCGAAGACAGATTTTATCCCTGAATCAGAACGGAATTTCGGCGGAGTAGAACTGCCAAAGTCTGAGACTGAAAAACCTAGCCAGACTCAGCAATTGCCAGAGCCTGAATTCAAGCCTCAGCCTGAGAAGACTCAGCCTCAGCCAATCACTAGCGAATCGACATCGCTCTACAGCATTATCCGGCCAAACGTGCAAGCTGAAATCAGCCAGACTGAAACAGCTTTGAAAGCTGAAATGCTGGCCGAAATTGCCAAGCTGAAACAGCAGCTTTCCGGCATTCAACGTGTTGAGCATACGCTTGTCATTCACGACAGCAACGGGACTGAATTACAGCGTTTCGATTCATGTCACGTTCAAATGCCAAAGCTTATGCGTTATCTCAGGCTCAAGCGTAACGTTCTGCTGGTCGGCCCTGCTGGAACGGGTAAGACTACTGCTGGATTCAAAGCTGCTGAAATTCTCGGTCTGAAATTCTGCCCTATCTCAGTAGGCCCGCAAACATCGAAATCTGATTTTTTCGGATTCACTGACGCAAGCGGGAAAGCAGTCTGGACGGTCATACGCGATGCATTTGTGAACGGCGGATTGTTACTTGTAGATGAAATGGATTCTGCAAGTGCTGGCGCGCTGACGTATCTGAATTCTCTTATCGCTAACGATTACGTTTCGTTCCCTGCTGACCATGGCGACGAAAACAAAACGGTTACATGCAAAAAGCATGAGAATTTCAGAATTATCGCTGCTGCTAACACGTTCGGACATGGCGGTAATCGTATGCATCCCGATAGAAAACAATTGGACATGGCGACACTGAATCGTTTCGTCGGCATCGAGTGGCTTTACGATACAGACCTTGAGCAAAAGTTAGGTGCTACTCAGCCAGATTTCGTAAAGCTTGTATGGAAGCTTCGCGCAAAGCAAAATGAATTAGGTATTCGCGCCTGTTTCGGAACACGTAACATCGAAAACGGCGTAGCACTCTTGGACGATGGCTGTAGCTTGGAAGACGTTTACTCCGACGTTCTGTTTTTCGGAGTCTCACCAGACGATAGGCGCAAGCTTGAAGCAGGGATTCGATAATGCGATACGAAACAACGGAAAATCTGAGCCAGCTTTACTTTGAAAATTTCTCAGAATTTATCGAGAAAATATCAGAGTCTTTTGTGAGCAAGCCAAACTATAACGCAATGGCTAGCCTTAAAAATCGTAGCTTTTCGCACGTTAGCAGCTTGGCTGAGGCTCAAAAGCTGGCGACTAAGGGATGGCCGGAAGGACGTGAAAAATTCAAGGCACTAGCTGACAAGCTGGACATTACATCGCACGTTCTACAGCCTGAATTGTATTTCGATACGACGGGCGATTATGGATACGACATGGCGCGTGTTATGTCTGGTGAGCCTGAATCCGTTATGAGCTATTTCGAGACTGAAGACATGCGCGAGTCTTCTAACGGGCCGATTGTTAAAATTGTCGTGAACGTTGTAGCTTCCGCGATGGTAGAGGTTCCCTTGCTTATCGCAAAAGGTTCCGCAATCATGGCGCTGATAGATGCACTGGAGACTGCGGGAAAACGTGTTGAATTGAAGGCCATCTATCGCATTGGTTCTAACTTCAATTCACGGCTGATTCACCATATTGAGATACCGCTAAAAAATCTCGATTATCACGCGCAATACGACCAGATTTGCTATGCCTTAGCCCATCCATCATTCATGCGCGGTTTTTGCTTTCAAGCTTTATCGACGATGGGTATCGACGGTAAAAAATCAGCAGAATTCAATTGCGGAAGCTTTACGGATTACGCACGCAATAACGACAAAAAACCCGCTGATACGGATATCTACATTTCGGGCGCATATGGCTTAGATGTCCAATGGCAAAAGCTGGAAGCTGCTGAGGCTTGGATTAAGGCTCAGCTTGAATTACTCGGAGTTACTCTCGATAACGCTTAACGCCGCTACGCGGCACACTAACCGCTAGACGGGACTGCAAACCGTCTAGCATTCAATATGAGAGGCTTTTAAACAATGGACATTCTTATCACCTATACGGACGGCGAAAACCCGCGTAATGA